ATAATTATAATAATTATAATAAAAACAATAGTAATAATAATAATGCCAACAAACAGTCTGACAAAAACTTCAAACTAAATGCTGACAAAACAAAAATAATAGATCCACATGCAATAACAAAACGTATGGTGGCATTCACAACAGGATACAACAATTACAAACCACGGCTTGTACGAACAAAAGCACAGCGCGAAGAATTAACCCAAGCTTTTAATAATAGAATAGTATTCAAATCAATAGATGAAATAAAACAAAGTATAAAAGACTCAGGCAGCGGGCTACTAGTGGACGAAGATGATAAGAATTTGTATAAAGCCTATCTAAACAATGAAATACCATATAGTGTGACTAGTGCCCTATCAATATTTAATGATCATCCAATAACAGCAACCATAAGAGATACCTGTGAGGATTTAAACATAATAGAAGCAATACGACTTACTAAGGTCCCTGATAATGAAGGATATGGAAGATATGCCACCTTATATCCCAACAGACCAATTATAGATATCAACAGTGGGAAACTAGCAACCAATGGACTTGTACGTTGTATCTTACAACCACAAATGGACGGAGAAGATGCAAATCGAATAAGAAAAACTGACGCAGCCGTGGAGGCCTATCACGCCGATTTACGCAATTGCACAATGAAAATGCAACCCTATTATACAGAGGAGGAACAGCGTGATATAAAATTACATGAGGAAGTAATGAAAGTCAATCAACCCCAAGATGAAGAGGGTAATCCCAATGAAGAGTATGATGCCGCTGCCGCCGCAAAACTAGCCATTGAACACAGAGCATTAGAGCGTTTGGAAAGAGACCGAGAAACTGTGTACAATAAGTTGTGCGTAGAACGAAGTGACGATGACCTAGTACAGTATTTCACCAACTTGGCCAATTATCAAGAACAACTTGAAGCCCATGCTGAAGATGAGGAACAGCCAGAACCAGCATATGACGCACAATACGATATTGACAACTGGCATGATATACTAGTCAATCTAACTGATGTTATTTATTACCTCACAGATGATGATTTGTATACTGTTAATGATTATCTAAATGACGGAACAACCATGGTGGGCACCTTGCACGTACCAAAATCGATAACAACTGAACCTCAATACATCAGATACGGTGAACACATAGAGGGCACAGTCAATATTTATGAAGATACACCAAAAGATGAAATAGTCGGGGAGCAAGCAATGATGCCACTTACTCACACTGTTATGGCTATGAAGATGAATGGTAATAAAAACGCATACTATCACCGAATACGTTTTCCAGAATTGGCCAATGTTGACAATTACCTCATACCAGCCACACAAAATCGCGATTATATTCTAAAAATACATGTATTACAACGTATAGATGCTGGAGCTACATACTACATACGTTTCGCAATTGATAAACACACCATAGGACAACAACCTGAAAATCGCATGCACCTCTTCATACCAGATGGATTAATACACACCACTCAGCATGGGCAACACAGAAAGTATAAAGCCGATGTAATTAGGCAGTACAATGATCGTAGAAGAGGTAATGTAGCAGAAGTGGCTGAAGCTTACAACTACGAATACAATGTACCACCACAATATAATTTAACAGTAGACAAAATAAAAACACAGTGTGACATAATATCAAAACCTGAAAAAAGAACAGTCATAGATAGGCACAACAAGGATTATTATGCATACTACCGAAAAGACGGGAGATTCTTCAATTTCAGCGTTAATTTCAAAATGGACGTTAACTTCACACGTGACTTTACAATTAAGAAGATTGATCCAAAATTGATATCAAGAGCAACAGTGAAACTCATTAATATGCCCAAAATTGATAAAGCTAACTTAGTCACTGTGATTAATTTTATTAATAAAGACGCACCAGAACTACAAATAAATGAGGCTGTAATACCACTAGTAGCAAAATTACTTGAAGATTTGTTAAGCGCAGAAAAGAAGTTATACATACTGGACAAATGGAAAACTACAGAACTAATCAATAAATTCAAGAGTAATGACATAAAGATGAAACCAGATTCACTATGGCAGGCAATCAAGAACAAATGTGCATGTGAGTACATAGAAATGAAAATAAAAGACATACTAAAGATAAATGAGGATTATGAAGATATGAACCCCTTACAGGATTTTTAAAGAGGGCCCACCTCAAAAATATTGCGTTCGAAGAAAAATACCGACGCAAATTGTATGAAGGCTTAACACTCACCAATAATCTCATTAAACATGCATCTGCACCACTAATAGAAAATGGACATCATCCACACACTGACTACAATGGATTACAAAGAATAAAAATAAAAATAATAGACCCTAAACTCAGACAGGATATAGGTACAACCTATGATGATTTCAATAAATTGGACTTACATAACATACGATGTCAATGCCCTCATAAGGATAAATTTATGAAGTTATTTGAGACAGAGCTTGAGGATAATGATGAAGCTATGTGCTGGACCGCATGTAGACATACTACACTCGCAGCAGCTAAAAGACAGATGAAAGGAGCACCTACACCAGATGAAAATGTTGCATATGATTTCATCAATCACTCACTAAATATAATAGACAAAGAAATTGGGCAAGAGCTATCACAGTTTAAGTACTCAGTCAAGGATTGGTATCATCACCTATCCAGTAAAAAACAAAAACAATTACGACCAGCACTAAAATTTTATAAAGGAGATACACATGAGTTAAGTAAATATGAACTAAAACAGTTGTCGAACTTTAAGTACACTGGTATCTTAAAAGAAGAATTACAGAAAATGGATGGTAAACCTAGGAATGTATGTGCAATACCTCAACGGACAAAATATATAATGGGACCTGCTACATGGGCATTGGAAGATATATGTGCACATAAACTCAACGCATACTGCGGAAATAAGAATCTAACCCAGATGGAAAAAATGATTAACAACTACCTAAGCTTAGGATTTACAAAAGTAGTTGAAGGAGATGGCTCTGCATTTGATAACACACAAGATGTATCACTGAAAGAGCTAGATAGGCAAATATACAAGAGGATAGCAGATAAGATATATCACGTACCTAAACAAGATTTCCTCAATGTCGCAACTGCCCTTACAAAAACTATGCAAATAGAAGAAATCAAGAACGGTCGTCGTAATGTGCTCCTTGAATACACTGTACTCGGAACTGTATTTTC